TTGAGCGCAAACTGACCGAAGTTGACACCGCACGCCAAGAAGCGATTAATCAATTCGAGCAGTTTAAGCAGAAGATGGCAGAGGAGCAGAAGCAAAGCAAGATAAGCCACACATTCGAGCGTGAGCTATCAGCGATCAAGCTCGACCCATCGGTCAATGAGTTTACCATTAAAGGCTTTAAGGCTACGATCGGAGAGAAGTACGCAATCGACTTAGAGGACGATGGCAATATATTCGTAAAGGATAAGAAGAGCGGCGAGCGATTGAAATCTAAGGAGAAAGCTGGCGCATTCCTCAACCTATCCGATGTGCTACTTGCAGAGGCAACCGCTGCGGGCATCATTCAGAAAAACCCAGCCGCCGGGCAGCGCATCGCTCGAGCTGGGCAGGCTATCATTCCACCGCTCGAAAGCCAAGCAGATAAACGCATAAAAGGAGTTAACCCAAGATTCTTTTCCAAATGACCGTTAAGCAAGCGTATAAAATACTGAAGCACCATGCCGATTGGAGGCAAGGCAACACTTCAGAAATGGTAAGCCCTGCCGAGCTTACAAAAGCCTTGGAGATTGTGCTTACATATCTCGAAAACAAACTAATGAAAGAGACCTATGCCGCAATATGAGGGCTACAATGTCACGGCATCCGATCGCGCTGGAAAAAAATATAAAGCGGTAGACGATGACGGCAATGAGATTCACTTTGGCGCTGAAGGCTATCGGATTAAGCCCGGGACGGATGCAGGCAACTCTTACTGTGCTCGTAGTGCTGGCATCCCTTCGCCGAAAGGCTCGGCGAATTGGTGGGCTCGGCAGCTATGGAGCTGCGAGGGGCGAAGGTCGGTAAGTGACAAACCTTTTTTTGGCAGAATCGAATTGCCTTAGTATATTGCAGCTCGTTCTTTATTCTCTCATACCAATTAGTTTAGGCAGAAAGCTTGCAGCAATGCAGGCTTTTTTTGTCGTAATAAAGCAGTTCTGTGGGTAAAATAAAAGAATCTCTTATCCCTTTACGAAAGGTTCTCTGCTTTATTACCGCTAACGTCCCAGCAGCTTTGCGTTCGTGCTGCATTTTGAAAACGAACGCTTCACTTAACAACAAATATTGATATGGAAAACAAAACTTCAACAAACCACGAAAACGGCAATGACGCTAACCGCTTGTTAGCTGATGCCATTCGTAAACGCTGGCAAACTAAATTAATTGATACAAAAACTGTATTGTCTGCGTGTGAAAAATTCCATAAAGATAAAGATGAACGTGCACCTTGGCGAATAATAATGGAAGAAACCGGCGCACCTGAGAAAGTTGTTTATGCGGCAATGGAAAGAGAAGAAAGACGAGGTTATTTAGATTATGGAGTTAGTTTAAGAACTTCATGGCTTACAGATAAAGGAAAAGCCTTTCTTTATGGTTGCGTATAACGTTTTGCAGATACACGCTGTGAGCGTTGGATTAAGGGATGGAAAATAGCGTGTATGTGCTGTTAGCGGACGAAGTGAACTGTTTAAAAATTTGAAAACGAAATATTATGAATGAAAAACTATTTAAAGACTTGGAAGAAATGAGCGAGCGTAAAGCTGAATTTACCGACTACTTCCATAAGATATTTGAAATAATTGATACCATAGAAGGTAATCAAAGGGCAATACTATTATATAAACTTATTTCGGATATAAGAAGCATTGGTTATGAAGAAGGAAAGCGAGCGGAGAAGGAAGCACTATTAAAATTTTTAAATAGCCGCTAACGGCAAAGCATAGGCGATGTGTGGGAATAGTAGCACGTCAGCCGATGCGATGCACACAGCTAAATTGAAAAACAAATGTTTAACCGAAGTACGTCAGCCCACATATTGCCTATGCAATGTTAGCGGCTGCCCTTCTTCACAAATCAGAAATAAATGACCGCAAAAGAATTGATGCAACCAAGATTTGAAGTAATTGAAACCTACCCTAAAAGCAAGTTTAAAAAAGGCGATATATTGGAAAGAATACCAAACGCAACAAATGATTGGTATAATGCCGACAAGTCGCTTATTAATGCCGATATATTGCTTGAAGAAATTGAACAGTATCCGCACCTTTTTAGAAAATTAAACTGGTGGGAAAAAAGAACGGCTGACCAAATGCCTAAAAAAGTGATGTCAATTTTAGACGACAAGGGCGATACGTTTGAGATTCAAGAATGGGATATGGAAATACTTGTCGGATGGATAGATAAGAAAGAACGTAGTTGCTGTTCATTACTAACTTTCAAACCCGAATATGGTTACGTGCCTGTCGATTAGGGTTGCCGCTAACAGTTTCGCAGCTTGGCGTTCGGTTTTTGGCTTACCGAAATGTTCAAGTTACCGATAAACTAAATAGCCAAAAACTGACGCTAAGGTGCTGTTATAGGTAGTTGCTTTGCGTGGGCATTAAGATAATTAATAACAATAAAAAATAAACAGATGAAACCAAACATTTTAGTATTTGATGTAGAAAGCACGAATTTACACGGTAGCGGATTTGCCGTTGGTGCTATTGTAGTGAACAGAGGCGGAACAGAAGTTGACCGCTTTGAATTATTAAGCAAAGAGGGTGAAGCCCTTGCAAACGATTGGGTAAAAGGCAACGTAATACCACATTTGCAGGATATGGCATGGTGCAATACTGACCGTGAATTACGTGATGCTTTTTACGAATTTTACATGAAGCATAAAGACACTGCCGAAATTTGGAGCGACTGCAATTTTCCCGTAGAAACAAACTTTTTGAGCGAAATTGTAAAAGATGATTTTGAGGCAAGGCAGTGGAATATGCCATATCCATTAAAGGATATTAGCACCATTGTAGATATTGATTTAGACCGTGTAAAAGAGTGCGGAATTAAAGATTTACGGAAGCATAACCCATTAGATGATGCAAGGGCTTCTGTTTATTTTTTACTCAAAACTTTGGAGTGCGGCGGGTAAGCAATTACCTATAACTCTCTTATACCCGCTAATTTGTAGCGTATTATTTTTTTTTATTATCTTTGCGCCATCTATGATGTAGTGAGCCGCAACTTATCGCGGCAAAGTAGGCGCGACTTCCGGCCTTTGTAATTGGAAGGTCTCTCAAAAACTACATTAATCATGTCTATATCTCGCATTTTATCAGAATGCCCGAATGTGCAAATGAGCCTTTCGGAGTTATTCATCGAAGTTGGACAGCGTGAGCAATTGCCTTTCTTAGAGTTCTTGCTTTCGCCTGAAAACTCAAAACTAATCCGCACTGAGGTTGCACCCGGCGGTGGTAAATTAAAAACCGTTCAAGCTCGTTGGATTCAGCGTTTGCCTGAGACCGAAGTAAATGAGGGTGGTGACATCCTTACCTGTACTTCTGAAAACACTTACGGAGATTCAACAACCACGTACACGGTTGACACTACTGACACATTCGTTGCTTCGCAGCTAATCAATGCTGCTGACATAGCTCGCCATTGTCAGGAGAACAGCCGCTACGTGCTTGAGAGCGTTATGCGCTTGATGGATGTGCTTGACCGCAAGGTGGCTTCGGCTGCCGCTGTTCAGGCTGTTGCTGAAATCGGTAAGTGGGGCACTGATGTTGAAGGCTTCTACACCGTAACGGGTGACTGCTTGGAGATTGCAACGATGAACGGCGCAACCGAGCCGAACCCATTTGCAATCGCTGACATTCAGCAAGCAACTCGCATGGCTAACTATCCGGGCGCACCTGTGGCGTTTGGCGGTGCTGCAATGCAGCGTTACGCTAATGCGATGGCAGCTGGCTGTTGCTCTCAGTACGGCTTGGATTTGTTGGCAATCACCCAGCAAAACGGCTTCGGATTCGCTTACGATTCTCGTTTAGCGGCTGCGCAAGGTGACCAGAACTCAGCGTTGATAACAACTGCCGGAGCAATCCAGTGGTTATCATTCAACCTTGCTGATTGGAACACTGGCATCACGCCTGTGGCTGGTAGCAATTACTCTAAGACCTTGGTATTTACACCAGCTGGAGTACCTTGCGACCTTACCATGAAGGATGATTGCGGTAACTTGTCAATTGTGTTAACCACAACTGGGAAGATTGTAACGCTTCCGACTGACATTTACGAGGCTGCTGACAAGTTCGCTGGTGTGAACTATGTTAACTGCGTTAGCATCGTAAACCCGTAATCGGGTTAATGAGCCTGCTATCCCAAGCGGATCAGGACTTATTAACCCAAAGCGGATTGGATAATCTAATCACTGAATGAGGGGTGTAACAACCCCTCTTTTTTTTATCTTTGTAAAAACTAAAGCGATGTGCATTGAATCACTGCTTGGATTAAGAGACTGCGCTGGCGTTGAGCCATCGACAGGGCTCTACATCGATGATCTTGGGATTAACCAAACCTTCCTCGGACAATTAATCACGGACCAATACCGCAACGGCGTTGAGCTGTTCGAAGATAAGCGAGCCTTTGCATGGCGCAAGCTGTCATCGGATGTGCTAACCAAGCTCAGTCCAATGATGAAGAGCGATACTGTCATCGAGAGTAAGCGCGTTGGTCAGGTGGTGACTAATTATTCAAATGTGCAGACCGCGCTCGGTGCTGGCAACTATGGCGGTATCCGATTAAAGATTGACCCTAACACCATTGCATACCTTAACTTTTACTTAGCGGATATTAACCTTGCCATTGCCTCTACGAATACCAATGTGCCGGTGCTTATATTCGATATGACAACCGGAAAGCTGATTGAGACGATTACCTATTCAGAGGGTGCGCTCGATCAGTTCATCGGCAAGACCTTTACCTCGGCAAAGCGCAAGCTCGATATTGCTATCGTGTATGAATCGACCATGAACACGGTTAAGTTCACGCCAAAGAAAGGCACTTGCACAAGCTGTGGCGGTGGTGCTCGTGAGGCGCATATTTGCCCATTCGTGGATGCGATAGGCATCGAGCTCACTACTGATGGAACGAATGTCCTTACAAGCAGCTCGAGTAAGTACACCACAGGAATGAGCCTCACGTATAATGTGAACTGCGACCGCCAAGGATGGCTCTGCTCGATAGGTGGAACAATGGCCTTATCGTTGGCCTATGCCACAGCGGTTGAGATTTACAACTATGCACTTACCGTGAGCCCGAATCAAAGGGTTAATACAGCGGTAATCGTGAATCGCGGTTCGAAGCCATTTGCGACTGCCGATGCGTTTGAGGGTATTGTGGCCGCTCGCGACATTGCAGCAACGCGCTATTCAGAAGAGATGGGCGCGATGCTTCAGAACATGCGCTTACCTGATGACACGCATTGCTGGGATTGTAAGCGAAACATAAAGTACGTAACTGCGTTACCATAACATGCCGACACCAGCCGAAATTCAAAAGAACCTCGACGCGTTGTATAGCGATTGGACTTCGAAGTTCACGCCGTTATATAGTCCTGTTCGTGAATTAAAGCGCATCATGTTCAAACGCATATTCGGTACTGGCTCAACTGGTGGAACTAACACGGCAGGCGAGAAGCTACCGACCAAGCCATACAGCACCAAGCCGCTATACATAAGCCCGCGTGCATTGACCAACGCCCCGAGTAAGTTCAAAGTAGGCAAACGCGGCGAGCCGATTGAATCGCTTTACTTTCCCGGCGGTTATTCAGAGCTAAAGAAAAGTACCTCACGCAAATTACCGCTCGAGTTAACTGGCAGGCTTAAAGGTGGATTCTTGTCGCAAGAAGTAATCACGGAAGGCTTGGAAGCAGCGATAACCGTACCCGCATCCGAGATAGGCAAAATTGATGGATTAGAAGCGAAATACGGCACTATCTTTTTGCCGACAGCCGAAGAGCAAGCCGAAATGCTGCAAGACCACGCACAGCAGTTAGTTGAGCAAATTATAAACGCAATGAGCAAATGAATATACTTTCTACCATTCTCGAAAGGCTTAACCAACGCATTGAGGTTGGCAATATCTTCGATAAGATTTACGGCCTCAGCGAGCTTGTAGGCGAAGGCAACGATAAAGCGTGGGCATTTTACATCGGCAACGGACAAGCGGTTCCTGTAACCGATTACGATGCTAAACAAGGCACGTTATTTTGGGCGAAGCGAAGCAAGACAACCGTTACCAAAAACGATTCGCTCAGGCTTGCTGGTTGCCGCTCAATTTACGAGACGCGCTTCTCGATGACGGCCTATGCAATGGTCCGCAAAAGCCATCTACCTTGCGATGCTTCCGATGCGAATGACTGGATTGCATCTCGAGTGCTTCGGTTAATCAGCGGCACTGATCCTCAATTCAAGACTGCCATCGGGGCAATCGCTTACGAGGTGGTGCCGAGCGGCTACGCAACCGAGATAAGATACCTACCAGTGAATTATGAATGGGCGGCTGTTGCAATCGATGTGGATGTGAATGTTAGCACATCGAGCGAAGACGGCTGCTATGACACTTGCGCAACTGGTGACATCCCTTTGCCTGACTTCGAGCCGTGCGAGCCATGCCTCACATCGGTTGCTGTGGATGGGGTAACAATCACAGGCAACGGCACACCATCCGACCCGCTTGTGGCCGTTGGTGGCGGCGGTGGTGGTGCTGTCAATTCGGTAACAGCCACAGCTCCGATTGCTTCGAGTGGTGGGGCGAATCCGAATATAAGCATTCCACAGGCGAACGGCACAACGGATGGCTTCCTCGATTCGGCTGATTGGACTACATTCAACGCAAAGCAAGATGCGCTAACCGCTGGCACGGCAATCGACCTTACCGGAAACGTGGTGACCAACACCGCGCCCGATCAGGTGGTATCGCTTACGCCCGGCACTGGCATAATTGTAAGCGGCACCTATCCGAGCTTCACCATTACCAATAGCCAAAGCGGTGCAGGCGGTGGGGCTTCGGTTAATTACTACCTCAACGGCTCGATTAACCAAGGCGCATTTGTTGGCAATACGTACTATCAGATGAACCGTACTGCAATACTTGGACCGGGTACTGACTTTCAATTAACAACTGGCAGCGGGTTCCAAGTGATGCAGCGATTCATTACTGATGCTGGTGACCCGGCATTTTTAACGATACCAGCTGGCGCGTGGAACTTTGACCTTTATTTCAGTGCTTCATCAGGTGGAGGCACTCCTCAATTTTACGTTGAGCTATTCAAATATGATGGTGCTGCATTTACATTGATTGCTTCATCGAGCGCAACCCCTGAAGGCATTACCAACGGCACAGCGATTGACTTATACACAACATCACTGGCAGTACCGAGCACAGCGTTAACGCTAACCGATAGGCTTGCAATTGTGGTGTATGTGGATAGAAGTGGGCGCACCATCACGCTGCATACAGAGGACAATCACTTATGCGAAGTGCTTACCACGTTCAGCACAGGCATAACGGCACTCAATGGGTTGACCGACCAAGTGCAAACCTTTGCCGTTGGAACTACTGGCACGGACTTCGGGATTAGCTCGGCAACTGGTACGCATACCTTCAACCTACCAACTGCAAGCGCAAGCAACAGAGGAGCATTGAGCTCAACTGATTGGAGCACGTTCAATGGCAAGTTCAACACGCCAACAGGCACTACTTCGCAATATATCAGAGGTGATGGCAGCCTTGCTACCTTCCCAACGCTGACCAATGGAACCGTTACAACCGTAAGCGCAACCGTTCCAAGCCCTGGAAGCCCTGCCCTATCTGTAACCGTAAGCAACCCGACCACTACACCAGCGATTGCAATCACAGCGAATGGTACAACGGCTGATTATATTCGGGGGGATGGCTCACTGGCTACGCTACCGAGCGCGAGCAGTACGCCGTATATTGAAACTGAATTAATAGGCTCAATCGCCAGTAATTCAAATAACTTGGATATGCTTGTTGCGCCAAGCATCAATAGGCTTTATGTGCCATTTTTTTCGGGCAACGTAACATACATATTTAACAGCTCAACAAATGCTTTGGTAGCTACATTATCAACAACTGGCGTAAACGGAGTGTTTTATATTGCCTCCATTGGCGAGCTTTGGGTAACATATCTAAGCACAGGTAACATAAGCCGATTTAACGCTACAACAGGGGCAAGCGCAGGGGCAGACATAACAGGCAGCGGTAATAGGGGTCAGCATTACATTGAGTACAGCAGCACAAAGGTATTTATCGCAAATTCGGGTAGCAACACAGTAACCGTTGTAAACCCTACCACATTAACCGTAACAGCTACCATTGCAACAGGTGGTACGTTTCCGCGAGGCATGGTACTCAATAGCAATCCAAGCTCGGCGCAGAATGATAGAATTGCGGTAGTTTGTCAAACCTCAAATAATATGCTATTGATTAACCCTGCCACAAATGCCGTAACCATTGCGGCGGTGAATGTAGGTAGCACAATGAATACGCCTAACTCAATAGTTTATGATGCTACTTCTGATAGGTACATTGTAGCCAATGTCGGTAATAATCGATTGCTATACATAACCCCTGCAACAGCTACCACCTTTGCTTATGATACTTACACAGATTGTTATCGCCCTTGGGAGTTAAGCTATAACCCGAATACACGATATGTTTATATTGGGCAGCCTACGCCAGCAGCATCACAATTCAATCCAACCAGTTTAGCCGTTGTGGATGCATCAACCAAACAAATGATTAGACAGATAGTTACAAGTAGCTTTGATGGCAGCAATGTTGGTTTGGCAATAACTACAATAGATACAACCAATGGCTATGTTTATTTAGTAAGCTATGGCAGCAATGCACGAATTTTAAAAATAAAAATATGACAACGGTTTGGATAGATTTAGATGGGTCTTTAAGAGGCACACCCGATGCAATAATTTCAGTTCATTATGATGGCATATTGCCACCCGATGGCGTTAATGTATTTGAAGCACCTATTGACTTCGATTTTAGCAGCTACGAATATAAGCCAAAGCTGAGCGGTGTATTTGACCCTGATGGATTTATTAAAATTGTGTAACTTTGTAAAAACTAACCACCATGGCAGGCGTAAAAGTAACCGACCTAACAGCACTACCGACAGCAGACCCAACCGATGTGATGTACATCGTTGATACAAGTAGCAACACGAGCAAGCAAATCGAGGTGCAAAACATCTACGATGGGATGCCGCAGTTTGAGAGCGGAAGTTTTACGCCTGTATTCACAAACGAAACAAATACACCATCAGTATTGAACTCCATAGGTGGGCAATATACAAGGGTTAATGATACCGTTATTATGACCTTTAGGCTTGCGGTTACTATGGATGCTGGATTTAACAATACTGATTTCAATTTTAGCTTACCTATTGCTTCAAACTTTGCTAATGCATTCGAGCTTTTGGGAACACACAATAAGCCAGCTTTCTTAGACCAAGCCTCTATATTTGCAGATACCACCAACAATTTAGGTATATGTGCAATTAAAACAGGAAGCAACGGCGATGCTATTTCAGCAATTACAATTATGGTTCAATACCAAATCATCTAATGCGTTCCACCTCAATTCTCGGGCTTAATCTGATTAAGAAGTACGAGGGATTGAGGCTCTCGAGCTACCTATGCCCGGCAGGGGTGCCCACGATTGGCTACGGAAGCACACGCTATCCGAACGGCAAAAAGGTAATGCTTGGCGAAAAGCTCGCATCTGAAAAGGAAGCAACGCAATTGCTGCTATCCACGCTCGACCCATTTGAGGCAACGGTCAATAAGCACCTACCAAACATTAACCAATGCCAATTCGATGCGCTTGTGTGCTTCGCATACAACGTAGGCACTGGTGCGTTGGTCAAATCAACGCTGCTAAAAAAGGCAAAGATTAACCCAGCCGACCCGAGCATCCTCGATGAGTTTTTGAAGTGGAACAAGGCAGGCGGCAAAGCACTGCAAGGGCTTACCAACAGGCGCAGAGACGAGGCAAATCTCTATTTCTCACTTTGTAATTTTTAGCCCTACGTTGCCCAAACGCTGCAAGGCTTTGCGCGTATATTAAGGCATGGCACGAAGACCTACCAAACCAAGGCGAATACTCGATGTGATTGTTAAGCACTGGCGCAGCACAATCGGGTCGCTCATGATTCTGGTAGCCATCTTCTTGCTAATCTTCAAAGTGATAACAGCCGAAACATTAACAGCCATCATTGCAGCACTAATAGCCGCAGGATATATCCCAAAAGCCAAAAGCGATGCAACAGATTCGTAGAGACACAATAAAGGTAGTGCGCCACAGCAAGCTCAACATCGATACCATGAGCTGGCATGAGCCCGAAGCCGACACCTCATTTCAGCAAGCCAACCGCGAAAGCTTTCAGGCAGTCATGGCGCAACCGCCAAAGCCGAAAGTATTAACCGCGTTTGATACAATTCAGCCATGTGATGTATCTTTGTACCCAGCAGCAACGTATTACATCCCCAAGACTCACGCTGTAAGAAATGAGCCTGAAATGCAAACGCCTATGAATTACGATATACTCGCAAATGGCATCGTGCTTACCTTTACGATGTTGCTCACGGTCAAATATGCGCTCGGATGTGTGCCTGCATGGCGCGCTTTCTTTAGTGATTTACGTTCAGTTTAACGTATCTTTGCAGCATGGCATCGCTGCACATCCTTGAGTCAAGCATTGACCTCTTCTATGTGATTACAGATAAGGATGGGCGAATAGTCACAAGCAATGAGCTGTTCAAAGAGTATTCGAGCCACATAAAGCCAGTCAATATACTCGACATCGCAGCGCAAGACAGCGACCGCGATGAGTTGCTTTCGGCAATTCGCAAGGCGCAAAGCAAATCACCCGACCCGATTAGAGCTTATGCGAAGACCAAGCAGAAGATAAGCTCCGAGCGGTACAATATGTGGAATGTTTACGCCATTGTGGATATGTTTCACTTCATAGGCATTCAGCTGGTCGATGTTACCACTATAAGCAGCCACGAATATGAGCGGCAAAAGATGCTGCTGGAAGAGTTCCGATTCACCTTATCGCACGAACTTCGTCAGCCATTGACTTCCATCGGTGGCTTGGTAAAGATGATAAACGAGCATACATGGGCAACCGATCAGGAGCGCGAAGGTGTAATGAAGATGCTCGAAGATAGTGTCGAAAAGCTCGATAGCGTGATTCGTTTGTTGGTCAAAAAAGCAACGCGGCAATTATGAGCAACCTACCAGCGACCGATTGCGAATGCGATGAGCGACTTGTGAAGGTGCTGGCAGTGTACATAGCCGAGAAGTCAATGCCGATCAAGGTGGCGGGCGATATATTGCTGAATGAACTGCGCGATAAGAGCACCTACCTCAAACGATTAAACGAACTAATAAAATGCAGCAAAGCAACATCAGCACGTTAAGCCTATTGGCAATATGCCTATTCTTATTGCTGCTTTTGCTGCGAACGTGCGCGGCATTAGGCGA